GGGCGGAGGTTTGTCGGGATCGAACTGAAGGAGAGCTACTGGAAACAGGCCTGCCTGAACCTTGCAACGGTTTCGGCCCAAACGGAATTGCAGCTCGTGTGACCATGCGAATCCGCACCATCAAGCCCGAGTTTTTCGCAAACGACGAGCTGGCGCAATGCTCGCCCCTTGCCCGACTGCTCTTTGTCGGGCTTTGGTGCATGGCCGATCGTCGGGGCCGGCTTGAGGACCGGCCGCGCAGAATCGGCGCGCAACTGCTCCCATACGACGGTTGCGACGCCGAGGATTTGCTCGCCGAGCTTGATCGGGGCGGATTCATAACCCGTTACCGCGCAAGCGGTTTGGACCTGATTCAGATAGACGCGTTCGAGAAACATCAGAGAATCACCGGGAAGGAGTCCGAGACTGAATCGGAGTATCCCCCGGTATCTGTCGGGGAAACAACGGGGAAACAACGGGGAAACACTCGGGAAGCAACTGAGACGACAGGAAGGGAAGGGAAAGGAAGGGAAGGGAAAGGAGGTACCCCTTCTTCGCTTTGCTCAGAAGGGGTCGTCGATGACCCGAGCGTCATCGACCCGCCCGCCTCGGCTTTTGAGCTGGAACCCTGCGATCCGGCGACCGATCAACCCCGCCCGAAGCGACGGATCGACGAGACGCCTTACGATGCGATCATTGCGACCTGGGGCCAGATTTGCCCGCATCTTCCTCAGCCGGCAATCCCGACCGAGGCACGCAAGACCCGGCTCCGGGCGTTCTGGCAACGGGCGCTCCACGACTCCGCGGCCCGTGGCGTCGCGGCCGATACCTGGGTCTCGGGGCTTTTCGAGATCGTGGCCAAGTCGGACTTTCTCAGCGGCCGAATCCAAAACAAGGACCGGCGCGCCTTCAGGGCGGACCTCTGGTGGGTGATCCTGCCCGAGCACGCCGCAAACATCATCGAGGGGCGTTACGACAACGAAAGACCGGCATGACCAACACCGCCAAATCGACGCCAGGGCACTTCCTTTCGCGCCAGACGGCTTCCGAAGACTTAGGGTATATCTTGGTATTCCACGGACCGTTTGCAGCGTTCCTAGGCGGAATCTGACTGTAAGATTGACCAATGACTCTGACACCTTGCCAGCAACTCAGCTTCGAGCAGCGGGTAACGCGCTACGCCAACATGATCGGCGGGGCGGAAAAGCGGACTCCGGGGATCTGCCAGATTTGCGGCGCGACCCTGCCTGCGTGCTACCGCGCCGTGCGCTACACCCCGGACCCCGATCCCGACAAACCCGGAGCGTTCGAGCGCGTCGAGGCCGCGCCGGGATCGGAGCAGGAAACGAAATCCCGCGAGCTTGCGGCCAAGGGCTGGTTTGCCGCTTGGCAAAACTCGGGATGGATGGTTTTCCCGGTATTCGCCTGCGGCTGCCTTGACGAGCAGGTTCACAAGGCCGCCATCGCACTGATCCGCAAGCGCAAGGAAGATGCGCGAGCCGCCGCCGAACCACCGCAGCAGAACGCGAATGCCGTCAAGCAGGCGACCCGCCGGCCGGCATCGCAGGCCCGGCCGTTTGCCGCGCTTCCGCCGCCGATTCGACGGGAGGATTTGTCGTATGCCGACTAACCCTCTCCGAAGCAACCGGCCCCGCGAACGCACGCCGGACACACGCCCGAACTCCACGGCGCGCGGATACACCGAACGATGGAGGCGCTACTCCAAAAACAGGATACGGATGCACCCTGCCTGCGTCATGTGCGGCAGGCCGGGCGCGCACACGGATCACATCAGGGCCGTGTCCGGCCCCGATGATCCGTTGTTTTGGGAGGAGACCAATCATCAGACCCTTTGCCACTCATGTCACTCATTCAAGACCGCGAGATTTGACCGATGATCACAAAATACACAACGCCACCGCCAAAGGATTTAGGGCACGCAAACGGGTGGAGAAAAGTTCCCGATGTTGTTTTTGAATGCGGGCGACTCCGGCACGTGCGTATAATCAAAACCGAGGGGCGGTGCCTGACGAGATTCACCTGCCCGGTCTGCAATTATACATACCTCATCGACTCATCCGACTGATGAAAAAGCAGACAATGCACTATTACTCGCCGACGCTCGACTCGGCTCTCGAATACGGACTGAAGATCGGAACAACGGTCAATAGCTGGGGCGACGCCTGCACTGTCACGCTTGCCCGCGAAGTCGAGCGCCTGCGCAAGATCGAAACTGCGGCAAAGGACTTTGTGGCCGTTATTGAAAACGAAGATCACTGGGACATTCGCCAGTACGACAAAGCCCTTAGCGCGCTAAAGGAGGTGCTGTAATGGGCTCCCGCGGACCAATGCCGAAAGGCTCACCTGCAATCAAATACGCTGAGGGCTTGCCACCGGCACCGGCTTGGCTTTCCGAGGACGCGGCGATCATCTACGAGGACATCCGGCGACAGATGCAGGAGGCCGGCATCGCACAGACACCGGACGCTGCTATCGTCGCGATGGTCGCGAATGCTCAGGCCGAGTATCAGCGCATCAGCAACGAACTGCGCGGAAACGAGGTGATCGAACGGCGCGGGCTCATGTTTGCCAATCCGCTTCTCAAGGCCCTTCAGGTTCATCAGCGGGCGCTGCAAGCAGGGCTGCAAAAGCTCGGGTTCACGCCGGTTGACCGGGCTCGGGTATCGAGGTCGAATGCACCGAAGGCGGACAACCCGGTTGCCGAGTTTGCGGGATGATCGACCCCGCGACAGACTACGCGCAACGGGTCTGTGCCGGCGAAATTGTCGCGTGCCGCTGGGTGCGGCTGGCCTGCGCGCGACACCTCTCCGACCTTGAGCGCGAAGACCTCGTGTGGGAAGGGCCGGAAATGCACGTGCGGCTTGAGCGATTCTTCCGTGCGATCCGGCACTACAAGGGCGAATGGGCCGGGCAACCGTTGATCCTCGAACCGTCGCAATGGTTCGTCGTGCTGTCCGTATTCGGCTGGAAACTACCGAACGGACTGCGACGGTTTCGCGTCGCCTACGTTTCGATGGCGAGGAAAAACGGCAAGACGGCGATCGCGGCGGCAATCGGCCTATGGTGCCTCGTGGCCGATGGGGAGCCGTCCGGGGAAGTCTATTCGGTCGCGACCAAGGAAGATCAGGCAAAGATTTCGTGGAACGACGCGGCCAACTACGTGCGACGCTCGCCGGGCTGGGCGGATTACGTTCGTGTGCGGGTCAAGGAGATCGACCACGACAAGAGCGGGGGAAAGTGGCGACCGTTGGGGAGCGATTCCGGCACGCTCGACGGGCTGAACCCGTCATGTGTCATTGCGGACGAGTTGCACGCATGGCCGGACCGCGCACTCTGGGACGTGCTCAACAGCGCGTTCGGTGCGCGCCGTCAGCCGTTGTTTCTCCAGATCACCACGGCCGGCGACAACCCGGACGGAATCTGCGCCGAGCAGGAAAAAGACGTGCAGCGGATTCTGGCGGACCCGCAACCGGGGACGGCGGACGATGCGACGTTCGGGATCGTTTTTACGCTCGACGACGGGGACCGATGGGATGACCCGGCAACATGGATCAAGGCCAACCCATGTTTGGGCGTCTCGAAGAAGCTCGACTACATGGAGCGGCTTTGCCAGAAGGCGAAAAACTCGTCCGGGGCGAGGCGCGATTTTCTTATAAAGCAGCTCAACGTGTGGCAGACGACCGGCGTTGAGCGATGGCTCGACCTTGACTGCTGGGACGAGTGCGACGACTGCGAACTGAGCCCGTCGCAGATCGAGGAGTCCTTTGCCGGGTGTCAGATTTGGGGCGGGGCCGATTTGGCGCGCTCGAACGACCTAACCGCAGTCTGCTTCGTTGCATCTAACCCGACCGACCCGGACGGGGTGCGCGCCTTCTGGCGCTTCTACCTGCCCGAGAAGGGGCTTGCAGCCAAACAACGGCGCGACGGCGCACCCTACGATCAATGGGCGCGCGAGGGCTGGTTGACCGTGACGGACGGGGACGTGACGGACTTCGGGCGGGTCGAGCGCGACATCCTCGCGATCGCCGGCAAAGCCGAGCTGGTGCAACTCTCGTTCGACCCGCATTACGCTGCCGACCTTGCCACCCGGCTTTCCGAGCAGCACGAACTCCCCATCAAAGGCTTCCGGCAATGGTTCTCCGATTACTCCCTTCCGTGTCGCGAGCTTGAGCGGCTTGTCATCGCGGGCAAGTTCCGGCACGGGAACAACCCCGTTGCGCGGTGGTGCGCGGTCAACACGGTCGCAAGAATCGCCTCTACGGGAGGGATGATGCCGGACAAGGGCAAGAGCAAGACCGGGCGAATCGACGGCGTTACAGCGGCTTTGATGGCCCTTGGCGGCCGGCTCACGGTCCCGGCCGAATCGCAAGAGATCGGATTGGACTTTCTATGACACCCGAGCGTTACCTCACGGCCAAGGAACTGTCGATGCACCTCGAATACCTCGGAGCGTCGAGGCACTCTTACAAGTTCGCGCTGGAGGTGGTCCGGGTCTGTCCGCAAAGCCTTGGTCGCGAGGTGAGGCTTTCCGATGCGATCGCGTTTCTGCGCGAAAACCGGGAGTGGCGTCCGTTCTCAAAAACTGCGAGCATCGCCACAAATCGGAAATCCGTGGAAATAACGGCGCTTTAGGTTTGCTGCTGTATCCTTTCGCTGGAGTGCGTGCCGCGCACTCTGGCTCAACGCTTCGCCAGCTTCTGGCCGTTCAGGGAACGGCGCGACCTGCACAGCAACATCCGCGACCCGGAGGCGTGGCTTGTTGCGGCGGTAGGGGCGGGAACCAAAAGCGGGCAGAGCGTCACGGCTGAGACAGCGTGCAACGTCTCGACAGTCTATCGGTGCGTGTCGATCATCGCGGGCAACCTCGCGACGCTCCCGCTCAAGCTCTACCGCAAGACCGCGACCGGGCAGGAAGAGGCGCGGGAGCATTCGTTGTTCCGCATCCTGCACTCGGAGCCGAACCAGTGGGACACCTCCTTCTCGTGGAGATTCTTGCAGCAGTCCCTCGTCTGCCTTCGCGGCAACGCTTTCTCGCGGATCTTTCGCGACTGGCGCGGGGACGTGATCGAGATCGAGCCCCTCGACCCGACCGACGTTGAGGTCCGTGGCAGCCGCGACAATTTCGGGCGTCGGCAGATTTTCTACTTCGTCCGCAACAAACCGATGTTGCCGGGCGAGATCCTGCACGTTTACGGACTGCCGGCCTCGAACGGATACCTTGGGGTAAGCCCGATCCACCTGATGCGCGAGAGCGTCGGCATTGCGCTCGCGACGGAGGATTACGCGGCCCGCTTCTTCAGCAACGACTCGCGGCCGCCGGGTATCCTCAAGACTGACGGGAAGCTGACAGACGACGCTGTTTCCAAGCTCCGCAAGCTCTGGACCGACGCGCAGACCGAGGGCAACCGGCACAAGGTGGCAGTGCTCCACTCGGGGCTTTCGTATCAGCCGATCGGACTCAGCAACGAAGACGCGCAGTTCCTCGAAACGCGCAAGTTCGCGACCGAAGAGATTGCCCGCTGGTTTGGCGTGCCGCCGCACCTCGTCGGCGCGACCGAGAAAAGCACGTCGTGGGGCTCCGGGCTGGAGGAGCAGAAGGCCAACTTTGTGACATTCACGATGCTGGTTTGGCTCACGAACTGGGAGCGCGCGCTCGACCGGGCGCTGCTCACGGAGGCTGAAAAGAGCGAAGGCTACTACTGCAAGTTTTCCATCGAAGGCTTCCTTCGCGGCAAGTCCACCGAGCAGATGCAAAACCTCGTGGCCGGACTCCAGAACGGAATCTACTCGATCAACGAGGCCCGCTCCTACCTCGAACTGAACCAACTGCCGGACGCGATCGGCGGCGCGCATCGCGTGCCGGTCAACACCGCCCCTGCGGGCCAGGCTGCCGCGCCAGAACGGGAGGAGGTAGTTGACCAATGAAGACACTTGCACACCGCGCATTCCCGAGCATTGAAGTGCGCGACGCGCCGGCTGATTCCGGATTCATTGGCGTGCTCGTCGGGCGCGCCGCCGTCTTCGGCTCGGACTCGGAGAAGTTCGACGGCCGACGCAAACCTTGGGTTGAGCGTATTGCTCAGGGGGCATTCAAACGGACCCTCGATGAAAACCCTGACGTCAAGGCCCTGTGGAGCCATCGCAGTGACGCAATCCTAGCTCGCACTCCGAACACTCTGCGACTCACCGAAGGACCCGAGGGCCTTGACGTCGAAATCTCGCTGATCGACACCTCGCTCAACCGCGACGTTCTCGCGAACATCCGTAGCGGAAACGTGGATGCGATGTCCTTCGGCTTCTCCGCGCGCAAGACGCAATGGGAGGAGGGCGAGGAGTTCGACGTTCGCACGTTGCTCGACGTGGATCTCTACGAGGTCTCCCCGGTGGTCTGGCCGGCCTACGCGAAGACGCGCGTTTCGGCCCGCGCCGCCTGCTACGCCGAAAGCCGCGCGGCCTACGAAGCCGAACTCGACGAGATCGACCGCGAGCGGGAACGATACTTTCGGGCACTGCGACAAGCGTTGTCCGACCAATACGAGGCCGAGCGCCGGACGTGGGAGCGGCGGCTCAGGCTCCGAATCCAATAATCCGCCGCTTCCACAACCTGAATACAGTAAGTCTTAGGAGAACCAGCAATGAACATCCGCATCAAGCAACTGCAAGAGAAGCTCGCGGCCAAGCGCACGGAGGCCGAGGGCATCCTGAAGCCGAGCCGCGACGAAACGCGCGCTCTCAAGACCGAGGAGTTTGAAAAGCTCGGCGCGATCGAAACCGAGATCCGCGACCTCGAAAAGACGATCGACGCGGAGGTCCGCATCTTCACCGCGGCCGCGCAGAGGTCGCCGGCCGACTCGCTCTCGCGCGCCGAAAAGCGCGACCTCGACCAGTTCAACTGGGCCGACTTCGTTCGCGGGCTCGACAAGGGCGGGCGCTTCGAGGGGCTTGAGGCCGAGATGGTTGCCGAGGGCGAGCGCGACGCTCAGGAAGCGCGCATCGTTACCCGAGGCGTCACGCTTCCCCGCGTGCTCCTCCAGCGGCGCGGCGTCGAGCGCCGCGACATGACCGCGACCGGCGGCACCTCCTACAAGGAGGGCGGCTACCTGATCCCGACCGAGAAGATGGGCATCCTCGACGACCTCTACAACGCGATGGTGCTCCGTGAGGCGGGTGCGCAGTTCCTCACGGGCGTGGTCGGCAACTTCGATTGGCCGCGCTACACCGCGCCGAGCGCCTGGGCGCACAAGTCTGAGAACGAGGCCGCCGCCGAATCGACCGCGACCGTCTCGGGCGTTTCCTTCGCGCCGAACCGGCTGCCGACCTACGTCGACATCAGCGACCAGCTGATGATCCAGACGAGCAACGTCATCGAGACGATTGTCCGCCGCAACCTGCTCGAGCAGGCCGGCGCGCTGATGGAGTATTTCGCCATCCACGGCACGAACTCCAACAACCAGCCATACGGCATCGTCGCGACGACCGGCATCGGCTCCGTCGCCGGTGGCACGAACGGCGCCGCGCCGACCTGGACGCACATCGTTGCGCTCGAAAGCAAGGTCGCGCAGAACAACGCTGCTCGCGGCTCGCTGCATTACCTCTCGAACCAGTGGGTCAAGGGCCAGCTCAAGACCACGGCGAAGGTCAGCTCGTCCGACAGCCGGATGGTGCTCGACGACATCAACGGAGGCCTCCTCAACGGCTACGTTCCGCTCTGGAGCAACAACGTCTCGCACACGCTGGCCAAGGGCTCCTCGGGGAGTGTGTGCTCGGCGATCATCTTCGGCCAGTTCTCGGATCTCGTGATTGCCACCTGGTCCGGCATCTCCTTCGAGATGGTCCGCGACGTGACCTACGCGAACGCTGGCAAGCGCGCGCTGGTGATGTCGCTCTACTACGACTCGAATGTGATCCGTCCTGTATCGTTCGCTGCGATGCTCGACGCGACCACGGGCAACGTCAACTGAGCGTGTTCGTGATGGGGGAGGCTCGGGACCAGTTCCGGGCCTCCCTTGTCGCAACCTCGAAATGCCGCGAGCGCTCAGGGATTTCGTCGGTATCCACGCCGGAGAAACGGCATGGCTTTTCGGCAAGGGGCCGACGCTCGACCGCTTCGACATGCGCGAGGCCGGGCCATTGCGCTGCGCGGTCAACGATGTTGTTCGCTACGTGCCGGAGTGCGTTTACGCGTTCGCGAACGACTCCATCGCGCCTTGGGTGCAGCACTACGCGCCGCCGACCGTGCTTTTCCAGCCTGGACGGACGCGCCGCGACCACGCCTGGGAAAGCCCGGCCCCGCCGTGCGAGCTTGTCGTCTTCGAGGACACTCCCTCGCAGCGGCTTCCCTCGCGCAACCCGCGCGACCTCGCCGACTGCCTGGAAGTGCGCCGGGGGACGATCGGATCGGCCGTCCAGATTCTCTGGATCATGGGCGTATCCAAAATCTGTTGCGTCGGCATCGACGGCGGAGGCGGCCGTTCATCGCGGGAATGGCTCACCGAAATGCGCAACGACCATTATGCCGATTACAACGCGATCCGCGACCAGTTCATCGCGGCAGCGACGATGCAGCACATCGACCTGGAGTTTCCATGCAACGAACTTCGGCCCGGAGGCCTTCGCAACGGTAACGTCGTGGTGCGGGTCAAGTCGGGATGTCTCATCGGCGGCCGGGCCTACGAGGTCGGCGACATCGCCGAGGTGCACCCGCGCGACGCCGAAACCGTCATCGACTTGAGGCTGGCCGAGCCGTTCGTCGATCATCCGCCGTTCGGGGGCCGCGAGGTCGCATCGCTTGAACCGCGAAGGGAGGCGTCATGACCGCACACCAGCTCGACCACGATCCGCAGCGGTCGGTATCCGTTTCCGTCGCACCGACGTTCGAGCCGGTTTCGCGCGCGGAGCTGATCTCCTACCAGCGGCTGACCGGCAACGACGGGACCGACGAGCTTGACCAGCTCATCAAGTCGGCGAGGTTGAAGATCGAGCGCGACACGCGCCGCGCGATCTGCGCGCAGACGATCCTTTACAAGAGGCGCGGCTTCCCGCTGACGCGCGACTTCTTCGAGCTTCCGCGCACGCCGGCCTCGTCGATCACCTCGATCACCTACATCGACGACACGACCGGACTTGCGACGACGTGGGGCTCCAGCAACTACACGCTCGACGCTGCGGGCGAGCCGTCGCGCATCCATCTTGCCTACGACCAGGACTGGCCGAGCAACGTCCGGCCGATCGACAACTCCGTCGTCGTGACCTACGTCGCCGGGGCCGCGTCCGCCGCCGCCGCCGATCCCCTCTGCAAGATGGCCGTGCTCTGGCTGGCCGGCTGGTTCTTTTCGCAACGCATTCCGCACGAGGTCGGGCGCACGGTCAACGCGCTGCCCGATCACCTCGATGATCTTATCCGCAGCCTCCGCGTTGAGGTTGCTTCACCCTGACGCATTGGAGGCAACATGACACTGACATTCTCGACGACGGGCGACGGCAATTCGACCGCGCAGGCTTTCGAGTCCGGGCTCAACGTAGGACTCATGCTGGTCAAGGTCCGGGCCTATGGCACGTGGGACGGCGCGACGGTCAAGGTGCAGAGCGCCGAGATCGCGGGCGGCACCTACGTCGACGAGCCGGGGCTTGAGTTCACGGCAAACGCGCAGCTTTCGGCGTATCTTAAAACCGGATCTTCGCTGCGCATCAACACGGCAAGCGCCGGAACGACAAGCGTGACGGTCAAGGTGGAAAGCTGACGACGATGAAGCGCATCATTGCATGGATCATCCTTGCGGCCTGTTGCGCCGCCGAGGGCTTCGCGCAGCCGGTCTATGAGGCGACGACGAGCCAGACATCGACCGGGACGGCAGGCGCTCCTTACTACATTTCTCCGCGACGACTGAAAGCGATCACCGACTCGATCACGGCCGGCGGCGTGGCTGACGGCGACAAGGGCGACATCACCGTGGCATCGTCCGGCGCTTCGTGGACGATCGACGCGAGCGGAATCAGCGGACTCGCGACAGACCTTGGATCGACGTTCCAGGCGTCCGACGCCCAGCTTACCTCGCTCGCCGGCCTTGACTACACCGACAACGCTGGTCTTGTCATCAAGGTGAACGCCGGGGCAGATGGCTTCGAGCTTGCCGCCGACACAACCTCAAGCGACATCGACGGTCTAACGGCTGCGACCGAATCCGACATCGGAGCGGCGGACTTGTTTCTCGTCAGCGACGGCGGCACCGAAAAGAAGATTACCGCCGAGAACTTGCAGGACTGGATCGAGTCCCTGTCGCTCACGATTGCGAGCATCACGGCGACGGACCTGACGATCACGAATCCGCTGTCGTCACTCGCTATCGACACCAACGGCGTGATTCTCGACACCGACGGCGACGGAATGCTCATCATCACGGGTGCAAGCGGTGGCTTCGACGAAGATTTGCGCCTGAATCTCGACGACACCGAGAACACCGGCACCTTCACGAGCACGACCGGGCTCGTCACGCTGAACTTTGACAGCATCGCCTTGCAGGAAACCGGCGTTGGCGTGCTCAACGCAGACGAGATCGACGCGAGCAGCGAGCTTGCCGCGATCGTGGACGACGAGACGGGGAGCGGTGTGCTGACGTTTGCGACCGCCCCGACGTTCACCACAAGCATCACGCTCAACGCTGCCGGCGTGAAGCTCACTCCCGACACGGACGGTGCGCTTACGCTCCTCGGTCTTGGCGACGGCAGCGACGAGGATCTGACCATCAACCTCGACGACACGGCCAACACGGTCGCGCTTTCCAGTTCGACGGGCGTTACGCTTGTCGATTTCGGATCCATCAATATCCGTGCCGCCAACACGACCGGCTCTATCGTTGTGGACATCGGCGACGGGACCAATGTGGTGACGACGGGCGAGAAGACGACAGCCCGGCTGCGGGTGCCGTTTGCTTGCACGCTCACGGGTTGGTCGATCATCACGACAGGGACGACGCCGACGTGCGTTGTCGACGTCTGGAAGGATTCGACGGCAAACTACCCGGCAACGAACGACGATTCGATGACAAACGGGCACGAGCCGGCAACGTCGGCGGCTGCGACTGCGACCGACACCGACATCTCCGATTGGACAAGCGTTGCTGTGACGGCTGGCGACGTGCTTGGTTTCAACGTGGACAGCAACGACGCTGCCACATGGATTCAACTTGTTCTGACATACACGCGATGAAAAAGCTACTTCTTGCGGTTTTGATGCTGGTCCCAACGTGGGTGTGCGGGGCGATCACGGATCTTTACGTCAACAACTCTGGTTCTGGCGATGGGACAGGTTCGTCCGAGGCGAACGCAATGAGTTGGGCGACGTTCAAGGACTACATGGAGACTGGTGGCTCCTACACCGCCGCCGCCGGAGACAGGTTCAACGTTATTGATGACACGTATGCAAATACAACCACGACAATCACATTTGTCAATGGAGGATCAAGCACATCGCCTGTCATCGTTCGAGGATATAACACGACAATCACAGACGGGTATCAGGGTAGAACGAACGATAATGGTGCGCTTGTAACGACCAATTATCCAACTATCTCGTTTTCGACCGGGCTTTGGTCTGTCACTGGATCTTACATCATATTTGACTCGTTGATTGTCACAGGGGAACGGGCTGGCGTGCTGTGGCAGTTTGCCACCGGGAGCAACTGCATTGTCAAAAACTGCTACGTGACCAACAACAACACAAATGCGTCCACATATTGCGTAAGGCTTGGCGGAGTTGGCGCGACACTGCTCAACAGCGACGTGGCAATGCTCGCGGCTTCAGGTGGCGCTCAGGCCGTGCTTGTTGACTCCGGCGGGGCTAGAGTGCTGTTCAGCAGAATCACCGGCAACACGGCACCAGGGATTGTCGCATCTCAGGCTGCGCGAATCCAAGGATGCACGATATACGACAGCACGATAGGCATTTCGTTGATTACGACGGCAGGCGTTGTAACAGAAATTATCGGAAACACGATCTACAGCAACTCCGATGATGGCATAAGCCTTTACGACGCGATGACGGCAACGGTCATCATCGTAAACAACATGATAACCGACAACGGAGCATATGGGATTGACTGCTCTGACACGGATGTTGCTGCGGTCTTAGCATACAACAGATTCAGGGACAATTTCTCGGGAGCGATCAATTCTGGAACAGATTGGGTTGCAGCAACAAGCTGGGGTCATGTCACGACAGACACCGGTGGAGTTGAAACAGATTATGTTGCAGCCGGGTCTCTCGACCTTCGCTTGATTTCAGCAAGTCCTGCAAAGGGGGCCGGGGTTCTCCCATACACAGATATTGGATCTGCACAGCGTGAGGAATCTGCCTCATCTGTGGAGCCAGCCATATCCTATCTTAAATGAGGCGATTGACGCTTATCTGCCTGTGGTTTGTGCCAGTGCTTGCGTGTGCCAAAGACGGCACATTCTACATGGCTGGAGACCTTGGGTTTACGACAGAAGACGGGTGGGGCGCGTCACTCAACACGACATATTTTGAGGATGGAGCATTCTACAAGCGCCTGACAGACGGGACATCTATCAACGGCACGGTAACGCTCGACGCAACCATTTCTGCCGGGACAATCTGCGTGTGGATTCGTGGAGTATCACTGAACTATGCTGCCGACGTTGACGTCGCAGCCGGAGACGGAACGGCTGTCGACCAGACGTGGACTAATTACATTTGGAAGAAACTGGAGGTCACGTCTACTACAAGCGTTAGTAGCATCACTTTCACGTTCCGCAACAACAACCCAGGTGGAAACCACGACTATCACATAAACGGCGTTTACGTCACGACAAATGCGAACGAGATAGCAACAGGGTCGCTCGGAAAAGCGGAGCAGTCCACACAGGCAAACTCCACATATTCGTTTGCAGATTATACCGATCCGTCTACAAACAACGATAATTACGTTACGGCAAACCTTTTACCCAACTCATCGTTCGAGCTTGGGTTTGTTCGTGGCTGGGATAGTGGCCGGAATGGAAGCACATCGCTTTCGGATTCAACTTCAACAGCACAGGCAAGCTCAGGGTCAAACTCCGTTTTGATTGCCGACACCAATGCGCGATACCAGATTTTCACCCCCGTTGTTCGCGTCAGGAATGATGGAGTGCGAAGAAACTATACGTTTTCATTCTACGCAAGAACGACGACCGGGACCATTGTGGCAACCGTAGGCGTGAAGCACGTTCTTCCGAATACCGACGAGTCCTATTCGACAACAAAGACGGTGACGACGACGTGGACGCGATTCAGTTACACGGTTGCTCTTTCGTCTGTTCCAACGCCTGAGGTTTACGCATACATCAGTCATGTTGGAGTCGGGATCTATGTTGACGATCTGCAACTAGAGGAGGGGTCGTCGGCAACGGATTACGCGCCTGCCTCGCAGGTCGAGATGGCATTGACGACGGCGAACGTGTTCAATGCCTTTTCATCGACACCGACAGTCACGGCAAAGGTTTACAATTCTGGCGAGGCCACCACGCGGTCAATCCAATGGAGGCTTTACGACTGGAGGAACGCCACCCTTTCATCTGGCTCAGAGACAGTCAGCGCCGGGACCGGCCTGACCACGGTGCAACTCAGTCCGTCTGGTTGGCGCAACGGCACACATCGTCTTGTGGCATGGATGCAGGGCGAAGAACACCCGGACGAAATCATCATAAGTGTTCTACCGACGATAGCGGCTGCTGCGGACACTACGCAGAAGATCGGGACACACGGGCAGTTCAACTCGGAGTTTTCAGAGACCGACAGGAAGTTTGGGTTTACGTGGAACAGGTCGCTATCGCCCGGTGGGTTCTTTCGCATGGGAACGATTGAGCCAACAGATGATGCGTGGTCGTGGACGGCCGCTGACAGTGCCGTGAACGCCTCTGTGGCAGCTGGGCAAATAATCGTAGCATCGTTGATGGAGGAAATACCTGCGTGGGCGTTGAGCGGAACGGCAGTGTCGGTTCAACTTACATATGAGCAGGCAGAGAGCTACCTACCGACGCAGGCAGAGGTAGAGGAGTATGTTACGGCTGTTGTCAACAGATACAAGGACCGAGTGGACTACTGGGAGGACTGGAACGAGGCAAACTGGGTTTACTCATCCTCGGATTATCCTGCAATTTTGACCTACATCGTCGATGCCGTTAAGGCCGAAGACCCGGATGGTTACTTCTTGGCCTTTGGTGGGTCGGCGGTGTCAACATGGGCAACCGACGTTTGGGATGCGTTATCGTCCGATACAAAGGCCAAAATCGACGGGGTTTCGTGCCATCTTTACGCGACCTACAAGCGTATGGCAACCTCGACAGACACGCGATTCAATACGTGGAAGGGTTTGGGCGAAACGTGGAGCAAGCCTGTTTGGAACACTGAATCTGGAGCGTGGGATCTTGGGCCGTCAAAGGCGTGGCATGTTGGCATCCTGACGAATGCTTTTTATCCACATGAGTTTTGGTCTACAGAGACAATGCAGCGAGGCGTCAACCTTGCCGCAGAGGGGAACCTTTTAGCTCTATGGCGCTCGCTTGGACATGGCTTTGAGCGATACTTTCATTACGACTCTCGCAACATCGGCGGTACCACCAACGGACTGCTTTCTGGAGACACCCAGCCGACAATCTACAACGGCGACGACTCACTCAAGGCCAGCGGCCCGGCGCTCATGTGGGCGCAGCACTTCATGGCCGGCAAGACATGGCAGGACATCCTGAGCAACGCCAGTGCGTCGACGACAGAGGGATACCTGTTTTCCGAGAGCGGTGAGGCGATGATTGTCTCATGGAATCAGGACAAAGTTAGCCGCCTCTTTGCCTGCGACAAGACCGGCATCACGCAATACGACATGCACGGCAACGTCATCACGCCAGAGAGCACTGGTTTCCTCGTGATGCGCTCGCCGACATACTGGATCTCCAACACGCTGTCGGCATCAGAGCTTGCCGCTGTCTGGGAGGGCGCAACCGTGTCTTCGCACACGGATGTAACCGCCCCGGCAGTTTCCATCGACAACACGCCGGCTGGAACGCTGTCCGCGCTGGAACTGGCAAAGCCGCTTCTCTTCTGGTGGAACGCAATCGACGACAACGAGGTGAACAGCGACTACGACCCGGACCTCGTCCAGACCCGCTACCGCATCCGCAACCACAACGACTGGAGCGTGTGGGGAACGCAGAACATCATCTACGTCAGCGGGCTCGACAACGCGGCGGCATACCGGCTGGAGGTCGAGGCTAAGGATTCGGAAGGCAACACCGGCAGCGCGACAGGCCCATGGTTCGGGGCTGCGGCAGGCAACGTCGCCGAAGTCTCCACCCTCAACGTCGGCACACTGACAATCGCACCATGA